GAGGACTGGCTGTTGAAGCAAACGTCCCTATCGTTTCTGCCACGCAGACCACTCGTTCTGGTTATGGTAGCTCTGATGTTGAGCTTACTGACACTAGCGAGTCCTTTGGTCTCCCTGCTACTGCTGATCTTATGTTTGCCCTTATTTCAACAGACGAGCTCGAAGAGTTGGGACAAATTATGGTGAAGCAGTTGAAGAATAGATACAATGATCTTTCAGTCAATAAGAGATTTGTCGTTGGTATTGACAGAGCAAAGATGAGACTGTATGATTGTGAGCAGTCCGCACAGAATGATATCCTTGACAGTGGACAAGAAGAAGAGTATAATAACGAAGATAGCGACAAACTTGTTAAAAAATTTGCATCACTTAAATTCTAACTATGACTAAATCTGTTGACTTTGAAAAGTACCAAGAGTTCGTTAACGCAGTAACTTCTGATGCTTCTACTGATTTCCTTGCTCTGTCTGACCGTCTTGTTGAACTTGATGAAAAGGGAGCAAACATCGAACGTCTCTTGACTGCTGGTGTCGGTATCAATGCTGAAGGCGGTGAGTTCCTTGAGATCATTAAAAAGATGATCTTCCAGGGCAAACCTTTTAGTCCTGAAAATAAGGAGCACATGGTCATTGAACTTGGTGACCTGATGTGGTATGTTGCTCAAGCATGTATGGCACTTGAAGTTTCTTTTGATGAGGTTGTTGCTCGTAACGTGAAGAAACTGGAAGCACGCTATCCTGGCGGAGCATTTGACGTTTACTATTCTGAAAATCGTGCGGAGGGAGACCTGTGAGTTGTGGTAAAAAGGTAACTGTAGAACTATCTGTTCATCATGCAGCAACAGTGCGTGAAGCACTTTTTCGTTCTACTAAGCAAGACAGTTATGAATTTCCATCACAAAGAACTGTTGCTATTAGAGAAGTAATTGTAAATCTCGATGAATTAATTGAAGCTGCTCTTAAAGAGGAAGAAGAATGAAACTACTAACACTTGAAGATTATGAAAAAGCAGGTGAGTCATTCTGGCCTAAGTATTGGTATGTTGCCAAAGAACTTGGTGAAAATGCCTCATCAGAAGACATTTTGAAAGTTCTTGAGTCTATCGGTACAGTTGCACTGAGACTCAAGATGGAAGAAAAAGAAGGACCTTTTGGATTTAATAAGAATGGAAAAGACTCAGACGAAACAGAAGAAAGCGAAACTGAGTGATTCATTCGGTGGAACAGTAGAGAATGTTATTCCTTCAGACATAGAATGGATTGATGATGCCTTCTATATTAAGAAGACACGATTCGGTTTATACACTTCCATTCTAAAAGAACCACTAGGTCAGCATTTTATTACAGGTGCTACTGAGGATGGAGTTTTACAGATGACACGTTGGCATCTCAAGTGTTTGCAAGAAGGAACATTAGAAAACTATACTAGAGTAGTGAATAGTGGTGTTGTTGGCGGAAAGTTATAAATAAAGATAACGTCAAAACTTACACAAGATGGACCTTAGGGAAATTGCGTCTGCATATCAATCGATATATTTAAATGAAGAGGTAGAGGAGGAACTCATCCTCGAAGACCTTTCTCAAGATGAAGTTGACAATCTCGTTGAAGAGATTTACGATGAACTTCTTGAGGAAGGTTTTTCTCTGGAAGAAATTGATGAGGGATTTGAAGATTATATCTCTGAGGAATCTGAAGTCCTTAACGAAGAAAGAAAGGCAAGAAAGAGAAGAAAAGACGCCAAGTCAGAAGAACAAATTAAGGCAGAGATTGATGCCAGAGATAAAGCAGATAAAGAAAAGCAAGCAGAAAAAAACGCTGCAAAAATGCTCTACAAAAAGAAGAGAGTAGAAGATTCTAAAAAAGCAGCAAAGGTAGTAAGACCTTCTGAAAAACTTGCTAGTGCATCTAAAAAGGCAAGTGAAGGTAGAAAGGCTCTTCCACCTAAGGGTGGCACAAGTGCTGGTTCAGCAAAAGCAGTCACTCAGCGTGGCACTACAAGACATAAGCAAGCAGTTAAAAATGCTGCCACTGTTGCTGGTGCTTTCATGAAGAGTCTTGAGGCTTCAGAAAAAGCAGCAAAGAGTGAAAAGAGAAAGAAGGAAGCAGTTAAGAAAGCAGAGACTGCTGCAAAGGGATCAGGACCGAGTGCTGGACCAGCAACTCCAGTTTCTGGTACTAAAGTTAAGGGTGCTCTTCCTGCATCCAGAACTGTCACAAAGGGTGAGGAGAGAAAGAAAGCAGCAGAAGATAAAAAAGCAGCTGCTGCAAAGGGAACAAAAGGCACTGAAACTCGTATAAGCAGAACAAAGGGTGGTGCAATCGTAAAAAGAAATGAAACGATTGGTCCCAAGGCTGAGATCAAAAAAGGTGTTAAGAAGGCGATGGAATATCGTCTTTCTAAGAAAGACCTTAAGAGATCTAACAGAAGAGATGATGTATTCAACAAGGAACCAAAATCCAAGACTGATAGAGTCAAGGATGCAGCAAGTGCAGTAAGAGTTGGTGCTCGCAACGCAGCGAAGAGTCTGAAGAGAAAAGCGGGTTCAGCGTTAGGATCACTTGCTAAGAAACTTTCTGAGGAAGGTGGTCAACTTGATTCATTCGATACTGTAATCGCATATCTGATTGACGAAGAGATTGCTTCTGATTTCACTGAAGCAACTGCAATGATGGCAAAACTTTCTGAAGGAACTATCGCCAAGATTCATGCTTCTCAACTTCAACTCCTTGACGAAGCAGTCTACGGTGGTGGAAAGAAAGAGGAAAAGAAAGACACTCGTATGATTGTCACCAACGCTGACAAGAAAGGAAACACTCCTGCATATCAAAATTATATGAAGGGTGATAAGCGTTACAAAGCAGCAGATCACATGAAAGGAGACAAGTAATGGCAAAGGACAAGAAAGGAAAGGGTAGCGGTACAAAGGATGCTTGCTACCATAAGGTCAAGTCACGCTATTCAGTGTGGCCTTCTGCATACGCATCTGGTGCTCTGGTGAAGTGCCGCAAAGTTGGTGCTAAGAACTGGGGTAACAAGTCTGAGTCTTTTGAGGTTCAGGATGGTGTTGTTGAAGGCGTTATGCCAGAACCCATCGATCCTAAGAAGCATAAGGAAGCACAAAAGAAACAAAAGATGAGGAATCTTGCCATTGGCAATGAGAATCCTAATGAAAAGAAAGTTGCAGAAAAGAAAGCAGGTGGACCCAAAATGATGGGTGAAGGAAAGTATTCCGACTCTGAAACTTACGTGAAGGGCACTGCACCAGTCAGAGATCCTCAGACTGGAGAATCTTATCCTAAAGAGACTTATAAGAAGAAGTCAAAGAAAGTTGCATCTGAAGAAGTCGAACTTGAGGAAAAGAAAAAGTCTGGTGATCCTTGCTGGGTTGGATACAAGCAAGTTGGTATGAAGAAGAAAGGTGCCAAGATGGTTCCCAACTGTGTTCCTGAAGAGACTGAAGTTGAAGAGGGTTACAAACCCATTGATAAAGATAAAGAGAATAAAATGTATCGTCGTGCTGGAAACTTAGCACGCACATCTCTTGCTTCAAAAGGAAAGAAAAAGTTAGACTCCGCTAGTAAGTCTGCTAAGATTGTCTCTGCTATTTCCCGTCAAAAGGAGAACGAGCGTTTCGATAAGATGGCAGATATAAAAGCACGAGATAATTATACTGAAGAAGTTGTTCAATCAATTCTTGAGAAGTGCTGGAAGGGTTATGAGAAGAAGGGTATGAAGACTATGTTTGGAAAGAGATATCCAAACTGCGTCAAGAAAGAAGAAGTTAATTTACAAGACCTGAAAATCAAAGGTGCAAAAGGACCCAAGAGTGCGAAGGATGTAAAACTTCCAAAATTTAAAGACACTGATAATCCTTCCTTCAAAAAAGAAGAAGTTGAAGTAAAGGAAAGTGACAGTGCATTTGAGTTTGTTAAAAATGAACTGATTAAAAAGCATGGTGCTGCTGCCATTGTTGGAACTCCTGAAAACAAAGCAGCGACTGCTAAGAGAAAAGCAGAAGCAGAAAAGAATAAGAAGAAACCAGCACCTGACACTAGAACAGATGCTCAGAAAATGACTGATGCAACTGGTCCTCGTCCTGGTTCTCGTTATAGAGGAGACTGATTGACAATTAATTTTTAGTATGATATTATGTGGAAGATCTGGAAATATTCATTAGGAAGTTTTTCCGATGAAAAAACTCAGCGATATGACAATTACGTGGCTGTGGTACGGAGCATTATACTTGTTTCTTATCTCGTCACTAATTGTTTTATTATCTCCGGGGTCATAAGACACTGGGATAAAGGGAAGAGTGGTCGAGTGGTTTATGGCACTGGTCTTGAAAACCAGCGAGGGTGCAAGTCCTCCGTGGGTTCAAATC